TCTAACATCAGAAGTACCTAGATCCGCTCCACCAATAGCAGACATACCAGCATCAAGGGTGTGTATTCTAATAGGACTAGCAGCAGTACCACTTACTGCAACCGCAGGACATCCCCCTAAAGTAACAGCAGCAGAAGCTTCTTGGGCAGTAGCATCAGCCACACGAATGAACCGCATAGAGTTAGTAGTCTCTAAAATCTCTTGCGCCCCCTCAAGAGCTTGGCCTTTAATACTTTCGGAAGGCTTTCCAAAAATATCCACTAGCTGTTGGATGCTTGTAATTAAGGTGGCCTTCTGCCCACTTTGACCAGCGATAGGCCCTCTTCCTGCAAAACCAACTATTCCTACCACTGAGGAATTAATTGATGCGGGATAATCAGACACATCCTTTTCTATAACATAGACACCTGGGCTCACAAAATTTGCCATTTATATTCTCCTATTAAGCGTTTCTTATTACAATGAGTTTTCGTTTTTCAAATCTCATTACATGATCTGTTAGGTAAGAAGCAGGAACCTTAATGACCTGTTTAGGCATTAGATAAAAACTTTTCACTCCTTGAGGAGTCCTAAAAGGGAGACTCCAACTTTGTAAACTAGTATTTGTAATTTGTTTCATAACTTAGCTCCTATTTATTTAGGATTCTTCTACCCTCTTTTGTGTAATAATTTTTAATATAATGTAGTTTCTGCATTAAATTCTTCAATTTCCCCAGTGGAGGTAATTAAAAATTTTGGATTAGGGATATATGCCTCTAACTTTACTTTAAAAGTTCTCCTAAGAATGCGATCCTGCCTGTCACTAGATTCTACACTAGAATTATCCGACTCCATATCTAAAAAAGCATGAGACACATTACTATATTTAGTATTCACTATTAAATGAGGGTTAAATAAAAGACGAATTTGTTCAGCAATTTGATCCATATTATTCTTGTACTTAGTCCAAATATTAATGCCATACTCTACGGTAATAGCCTTGGGGGATAGTGATATAACCCTGAAAGCTCTCTGTTTCTTATCACTCCACCAACTAGTATTAATTAGTGAGGTTTCAGGTCTTCTTCTCTTTTCATCATTATCAGAGGTGTTTTGATGAATACTTATAACTGGTAGAATGATATTATTTTCTTGTTTTAACTTAGCTATAGTGCGTTCTGGATTAGCATGAACACACTTAATAGGAATAACTTCATCCTCTGAGTTTATATAAACTAAATTTCCTAGTCTTGAAATCATGAATCCTAAAGATGCTTTATAAAAGAATGGAATTTTTTGGGGATCTCTAGATCTTAGGGCTATTTGATCTCTTGCCCACGCCCCAGGCTTTGCATAAGTACTAGAAGTAGCAGGTATATCTCCTGTGGCAAAAGATTCGGTCATGTTTACCTTATAGGCCATCATAATCCTCCTCAATAGTAGATGTAGGTCCAGGTACACTCATCTTATCAGACACCTCCGTTAAGGGGGTATCCTGAACATCCGAAGAATCACGCAGCAGTTTAGCTGAACAAACTAAATGATAAACCCCATAAATCTCAAAGCTATCTTCCTGCACTTCAAAAATCTCATACTTTTGATTCTGAAATTTAGGTTTGATAACATCTCCAGGAATTATTTCTCCGTTTAATCGTTGTTCAATATAGCTCTTATTAAAAATAAAGATCTGATCATTAGTAAGCTCAATCCCAAACTGACTCAAGTTCTCTTCTAAAACTTTAGGTTCGTAATGACCATATACAATAATAGGTTCTGTAGCAATAGGCTTATTTCTAGCCTCCATGTATACCTTATCGTACTGGGCCGCTCCTTGAAGATACTTGTAATACAATAATTCAGATCCTGAGATTTTAATCATCTCATCATCAATTAAATTAAAGAGATTTATATCAGGGTTAGTAGGATCAAAGAAGTTTAATCCTCCTCCAGGCTCCTCTAGAGTAGGAAGAGGAGGTGGAGAAACTTTAACTGTGTAATTACGATTAGACATTAGTAGGTAGAGAATCTAGGTGGTTCTTCAAACTCATCCAGTAGTCTTTTGATAAGTTTTTCCTTTTCTTCCTGGCTCTCCTTAATTAAAAGATCTCCATTAAGTTTAGCCCCACCTCCAGGAGAGGGAACAGTCTGATACTTTCCTCTAATCTGTCCCAACACACCTTTAGCACATGCTGTAGCGTACTGTTGGATCCAGTTTCTATAAGCAGGGTGAATAGTATCAGAATTTAAAGCTCTATAAATAACGATCACAGCTTGTCCATTGGCTACAGGCTTAGGTTCAATCTGTAGATAACGATTATCTATTATCGTAAAGCTACCTTCCTGTCCTAAAATCTTCCTCATCATCTCTAAATTCTGTTGGAGCAGATAAAAATCTCCTACTCCAAAATTTTGAAAGAGATAATTGTCTTGAAAGTATTTAATGAAAAAGTCAAATTCTAGAGTACCTGCTTGGCTTTGAATACTAAGTAAGGTCTTTTTATATACCACATACTCTAAGTTATCCATTATATAACTAGGTAATCTGTACAAAGTAATCCCTGCTGACGCTTCAAAAACTACAAATTGGGTGGAGAACAAAGGAGCATGATTATACATGGTTCCTACAGCCTCATCTATACAAGTCTTTACTTGAAAAGGAGTAAGCTCTACTCTCACCACAGGATGACCTAGCCTAGCAAAAATAAAATCTTTTAAGGTTTCTTCAAAATGGGTCCACTCTACACCATCAACAAAGGTAGTAGCATTAAGAGTCTCATAATTGATTTCATTCTCACCTAGATGCCCGTCTGCCGTTCCCGCTAATACACTATTACCAGCGTACTCGCTAAAGCTATTTCCCCATGCTGCTAATTTAGGAGTCGCTACCATCAGTTACTACTTTTTTTGTAGGAGTACGCTTTTTAAGTAAGCGTTTAGTGGGAGTAGGGAGTGGTTTGCTTACAATATTTTTAGGTTTTTCTTGCAATACAAAATCAGAAGAAGGTGCCTCGGGTAAATTAATAAGCTGACCTGAAGTAATCTCTACAAAATCATTTTCAACAAGTATAACTGTGGTAACAGTGCCTTTATATAAATAAAGCATAGACTCTACCTCTTATTTTTCTTACTTTTCTTAACAGATTTATTAAGAGGCTTCTCAACGGGCTTCTCAACGGGCTTCTCAACGGGCTTCTCAACGGGCTTCTCAACGGGCTTCTCAACTTTAGCCTCTTCATATGGGAACAATTGTTTTCCTTTATCACCAGGAATAAAAGGAATATCAACGATATCTCCATTATTAATAACGGTCCATTTACCATCAATTTTTATTTCTGATCCTTCATTAGCTATATATATACATTTCATAGAAAATACCTCTACATTATATAGGCATAAAAGAAGAGCCAGGAAGATTATTTCCTGGCTCTTCTTGTTTCCTACTTAGTTACTTTCAGCCACCAACTAAGTTACCAGTGGCACCCCCACTCGTTGATTGAGTGGTTTTGACTCCAGGCTGGTACATGAAGTTGTTGGATAGACCAACTAATCTAATGATCCGATAGAATCTTCCAGAAGGAGCAACAGCAGCCTTACCGTAACGGGTAAGGATACCTTTCCTGGGCTGGAAGGTCTGGGGATCAGTGATAGTTGGCAGTTGCTGGAGCGGGATGTAGGGGCAGTAAACATAACCTGCATCCATAGGACCAGCACCTTTATAACCAATCATGATTTCGTCTTCTGGATACATAGGATCAATATAAAGATCATACTTACCAGCGAACTTGCCACGATACTCAATGGAGTTCGCAGTAATATTCGTAGGACGATCCTTTTCAGGGAACCCACCTTCTAACTTAGCAGCAGACTCAAGCATCGAAGCGATAATTGGCGAGGTAACAAGCCAAGTACCAGGACCACGGAAAGTGGTACGATAAATATCGTTCGAAGCAAAGTTAATTGCCGCAAGAAGGTTAGCATAGACCTGACCAACATGCTGCGGAGCAAACGGGTTCGTATCTCTCATGAACTGACCCGAAAGATCAATCAGATAAACATTGCTGTTCGTGCCCGAAGGGTTGAAAGCGTTGTTGTTGGCGAAATCATACAGGTACTCCTGGGGAGTAAACCCACCAGTGTTACCCGTGGTAAGGCTCACATCAGGGGTGGTAGGAGTGTTTCTACCAGTAGCACCAAAGTTATTGGAGTTACCCATGTCGAGACCAGCACGGTTCCAACCAGTAAGACCTGAAGGATCATAAGCAATCATGCGAAGATCTTCAACAAGCTCTCTGTCGATTTCTAAGGTAAGTTCCTTAGAAAGCAAATCAGTAAGCTCACTCTCAAGGTTGAGGTTGTGATAAGCCCGAAGATCTTGTGCAGCCTCAAGAGTCCAAAGGGCTCTCATCTTGCGAGTACGGGCAACAACGGGTTGTTGCTCGATGTGCATGTTGATCTCAGCAATCTCATTCCCAGACAGAGCTTCACCAGCCGAAACACTATAACCAAGAATGGTCGAAGCATCAGGCCACGAAGCAATCTGACCACCCATCGTCGTAGACGGGGCACCAGTCGTATCACCTAAGATAGAACTGAAATAAGTAGTACCAGTACCATCAACATTGCCAACGGGCTCACCCGCAGCATTACGGAAGTTAGCACTTGCCGTGTTTCCACCGTAGGTCAAGCGATACTTACTGTACACTGTCTCATCTCTGCCCCAGGCACCAGCAACTCGGTCATTACCGAGATAGAAGATCTGAGAAACAGGGCCACCCATCGGTTGGACCCCTACAATACTATTAGCGATCAATTGGGGATAAACCCGACGAACGAGAGGGAAAGCAAATTTCTGGAAAGTACCGAGCTTACCAACCGTAGTCGGAGCATCAGCCTCGTCAACTCTATCTTGCTTCTCAACAAGAATAGCTTTGGCTTGGTTTTCTAAAAGTTGAGCAGTTACCTTTTTGGTATACTCATTATTAATTCCCTCAAGTACGGGGCTCCACTTGCTCACAATTTCTGAATTATCTTGTAACATTTAGAATTTCCTTACTTAAGAATTAGGGTTAGAGGGCATGAATTTCATGACCTCAGGGGTTAAGAAATCATTATTAACTGTGCTACGGGATTTCTCAGGTTTTGCGTCAACATTCTCTGTAATGATGACTGCTTTTTCGGAAGACTTAAACGGCTTCTCATTAGATTCCTCTAATATATCGACTGCCTCTAATAAAGTAACCTTATCTTCTTCAAGCTTGGTAACTTTTGCAGTAAGAGCTTTAAGTTGGGTGTGTGCTTTATCCGTTTCCTCAAATGATTTTTTGAGTTCCTCGGTAAGAACTTCCACCTCTACTTCATACTCCTCCTGCTCTTGAACGAGTTCAGAAATAGCACTTTCTTCATCGTCCTTACTCAACTCTAAAGCCATAACAGTTTTAACGGATTCAAAAAGTTCACCATTTCTAATAAAACTTTCATCTTCACGCAACTCTCTCAGGGCTTGCTCTTTTAACTCATCCACACGCAGACGCATAAATCCTTTGATTTTTGCTTCTAGTTCATGAGTTTTTTCTTCTACTTGTTCCGTAATTACAGTGTTAACCAGATTAGCAATCTCAGAAACCGCAGCTTCCGAAAGAGATTCAGGTAACAATTCTGCAATAGGAAGAACTTGTTCGTTTTTTGATTTCATAGTGTAAACTCCAGTCGTTATAAGTATGTATAATACTTGTGATTAATATTTAAAAAAAATTTATTTTTTGTTTAGTTCGTTACGAAGCATTGTGATAAATATTTTTTCAGACAATGCTTTAGTGTAAGTGTTAGTAATAGTATCCTCAATAAATTTAGATGTGTTACTCTCATTTACTAGTCCTGGGAAAGCACCTTTAGTAGAGGGGTCGGCTACTAAATCAAAGGTTACTAACTTAAAATCATCATTAACCATAGCATGCCCCTTAGGTCCTTCCGTTAAAGTACCCATCCCTCTAGAAGAGATGCCCAGCTTTACCCCTCCTTTAATAAGAGCTTGTGCTACTTGACCACAAGGGGTATTAAGAATCTCAGCTTCGCCTAACATTTCATTACCTCTCATATTAAGTTTAGTAACAAGGTGGGAAACATTTTGAAGCTTGATAGCATCATGGCTTGGGTGATCTAATTCCCCCATTAATCTTCTTTCGTGAATAGACTCTTCTAATCTACCTATCTCCCTAACCAAAAGGGTTCGTTCATAAATTCTTTTATTATGATTAGGAGTATTAGCTCTTTGGAATACTCCAGCGATCTTCATGGTGCCTGTAGTTTTAGATTCCTCTAAAACTTGTAAATTTTCAATAATAAAAGTATCTGTAATAAACATCATTTAGCCTTTGTCTTCGAATTCTTTATTTTATTCTTGGCCCCTGGGCCATATAATTTTTTAAGCCTACCTGATTTAACTGCTCCGTGCTTCACCATAGTACGGGCAGCATGAGCTTTGATACTACTAAAATCAGAGGAAGGGGTAGAACTTCCTGGGGTAAAACCTTTTGCAATCTTTCCACTACTTTTGGATCCCCACCCTGCTTTAGAAATCACATATAAACGATCCGAACCATCGGTACTAAAAATTTGTCCCACCTTTCCACTAGAAAGAGCCTTAGCAATAGTATCATAAATGGTGGCTCTAGATTTTGCAGACTTAACAGCACCCTTTTTACCAGCACCTTCCTTAGAGGTGTACTTCTCTCTACCTTTTTTAGATCCTTTTCCTCTAGAAGCATCCTCCTGTAGTATGTCAAAAATAGAAATCATTTACGGGTCTTTTTAGTTCGTATTTTAGTTAATAAATTTTGTAATCTATCGTCTTCAGGGTCTTCTTCTTTTTTTTGAGATTTTCCAGGTCCAACACCCATCATACCCACAGTACTCATCTCGTTTAATTGAACTTTAAGATCCTCTAAAAGACCTTTAACCTCTTGTAATAAACCAGTCAGACCTTCATCAACTTTCACCTTCTCTACTATAGGTGCTGTCTGTACAGAAACTACTTCAGCCTCATCTTTTTCTTTACTCTCTAATAAAGAGGAAACAAAATCATCTGGTACTTCAATATTTGAGATGTCTGGGGCTTGGTCATTAATTCCCGTAGGTAAATGACTAGGGGTAGGGTTAAAAGTAGGAGCCGAATTACCCTTTGGCAGGGAATCCATTGCCATTATCTGTTGTGCAAAATCTCCAACTGAGATATCCATACTATTTTCACTTACCTTTTTTCATAGTTTGAATCTTGGACAACATCTTATCCCTCTTAGAAACAGGAGCGTCAGAAGTATCTTCCTCCACTTCTTCCTCTTCTTCATCAGAGGCTTCTTCTAAGGCTTGTAAAGCTGTTTGAATCTGAGAGACATGCTCAAAAATGACATCATCAGAAAGCTCTTCTTCAAGAACAGACTCACAGAGAGGGCATTCATGCACCTCAACGGCTTCCTTCATTTCCTCACCTTCGAAGTCCTTCTTACCTTTCTTGGTCTTAGACTTGTCACCCTTACGGGCATCAGTAGTGAAGTCGGGTGCATCACCTTCGTCTTCTTTAGAAGGCTTATCGCCTTTTTTGCCTCCTCTCTCAACCAGGGGAACTCTTGCGGTATCCCACGCAGCGTCTGCGATAAGAGCGTTAACATAGCTCTCTTCTATTTTAATGTGTTCTGACATAATAAATCCTTATGGTAGTTTATATAGGGAAGAGTATCCCCATAGTATATGTAGGTTCTCTATACTATATGTATAATAGATTCCTTTAATTGTGTAAAAAATAATTAATTTTGTTGAGTTACTTTACTTATCTAAAGTATTTGACCTCCTCCTGGAGGTCCTGTTCCATCAGCATAAACATCAGGAGATGCACCGAATGCTTTACTCCCACAAGTAACAGGATCTCCCACTCTCCCTACAGCTAAATTATCAGCATAGACTGTAGGAGATCCTTCAGCTAAATTTCCAGGATGGGCAGGGAAGGGATAAACTGTACAAACATGGACAGGCCAAGAGTCAGTAACGCGATGCCAACCTAGTCCGTTTACAAATACTGTAGAAGATCCACCATTATTGTTTCTCGGGGGCCAACATCCATGGCCTGTTCCAATATCTCCAAATCTATGTGCGCGAGGCATATGTAAATAGTATTCCTTCGTACTTATCGTCAAAGTAATGTGAGTCTAAATTAGGTACCTTAGTATAATACCTAGAACTTTCTATGCTAGTCTTTCCAGACAGTAATCTACCTGAAGATATATAGGTTTTTTCAACATCTACATCTAATATATTTATAATCTTAATATTATTATAGGCTCCTGCAAAGAGTTTGTTTCTTATTTGTGGAGGAATAGAGAATAAATACTGTGCTACTTCGTCTACCGTAAAGAAAGAAAACAAATCACATTGCGGTATACCTTCTATCCCAGGGCTACTTTCTATATTATAGGTGGCTTTGATCTCATCTATTTTGGATAAGAATCTTCCTAGTATAGATTGATTAGTAGTGGGATCATCGCTGGTAAGTACAGCTTGTTTTACCGAAACCGCATTAAACTCTTTAGAATACTTGGTAGCCCAAGCGTCTTCTTTATTGTTCCACCCCTTTCTAT